TGTGAGTTGCTTGGATTATTTTTAATTTTGGGTTATTCCCAATCATCCATGCCGGGAGTAAGTATGAGGCAAACTCCGACTTTGTATGTCTTGGCGGCATGTTAATGATTAGTCGTTTAATTTTCCCGTTAGCGAGATCATTAAATTTTTTATTAATAATTTTGTGATGGGAACCCTCTATAAACTCAGGCCAAACGTACTTTACAAAACTTAAAAAATTTTTTGTAATATTTGGTTTAGCTTCATCCAATGCTACGCTTCTTTCAAGTTCTATTAGTTTAGCACTTTCTTCTGGGGTCAATCCCTCTAAATTTTTTGTAATATTTTCTGTTTCTTGCATATCTCAAATATGTTTTGAAAAGGTTTACCTTAACCGTCTGAATTAGTCAATAAAGGGTAAGGTTGGGACCCCTTTTATTATTTAAAGGGGGTGCCCCTCCCTTTTTCCTGTCTAGGGTGGGCCCGCCCGTGGTACCTCTAAAAAATTTGGGGTGGGCCCGCCCGTAAAATCTGTGGTTGCCTGCGACATTATGCGTGGGATTATATGGGATATAGTTCTTGACTAACTATATGTAGCTATATGTATTTATTGCATGGGTTATTTATTCATTATCCCTCGTTCCTTTTGATACTATTGTTTTAGTGTTGTAAGTATAATCTCTATAACTACTGGTTTCGTAGTTATATCTTCTGCCTGTTTGTTTTTCATTTACAATCTTAACAGGTGTTTCCTTTGGATTAGGTGTTGGGTTTATGTTAGCAACTTCTCTTGTAAACTTATTTAAGAATTGGTGTAAACAATTTTGATTGCAGAAATAAGCATAAATACTATCTCTTATGTATTCACTTCGTAATGAAATTTTCCTTGTTCTCAATACTTTGTTATCCCCTGTTCCTCTAATCCTTGATTGTGTTTCAATGGTATGGCAGTTAGGATTGTGACACCAATTAAAGTCGCTCATTTTGTAAAACCTTTCTAGCTTGTTTAAGTGTGTATTTTTTCTGCCCACTTTTTGCTTTATCAAATGCCTTTGCTAATTGTTCTAGTTTAAAAAGTTTTATTTCTGCCTGTCGTTCATAATGAATTGAAATAAGAAATAAAACGAAACCACAAACAATTAGCGCTATCCCTATGTATAGCGCTAAATTGTAATCAAACATTTATGCAACCTCTTTTGTTAAGATTAATGGTTCATTGAAATCATGTGAAACAATGTGCCATGAGATATGTTGATTATCTTCTAACAAAGTGAGAGCTGATAAAAACTTATTAGCCTCGTTCAAGTTGTCAGTAAATTTTTCAACTCTGTACTCTGGTTTCATACTACTATCTTCAATATGAAATTTTCTTACTAGTAGATATATCATTATCCCTCTATTGTTTGAGTTGCTTTTATTGTCATGGGATTTTTAGCCATTCTCCATTGATTGCCACTTTCATCTGGTTCTGCGTCATTATCCCAATAGATAAAACATACTACACCATTTTTAGATATAAATGCTTTACCAGTTGTCATAAAATCAGTCGGCTTTGTCCAACTTCCATTTCTTGTAATTATCTTTTTATGCTTGTTTGCATAATAAGTAATAACAAAGTTTTCTGGTATGTTGTTTAAATCAACTGCCTTAATTATGTGTTGTGGGTATTGTTTTTTATTAGTCATTTTTCCTTTCTGTGATAATGGGATATTATTCTAATATCCCATTATAGTCAATAGTTAGTTTAAACTATTTTCTTGTCTCTGTTGTTCTTCGTATAACAACCTAGCCTTGATTTTATCTTCTTTTGATACATGCTTATTTTTCATGCCTTTTATTCGTTCAGCAAGATTTTTCGGATTAAAGATTACAAGTCCAGTTGAGTTTGTTCTAACTATTTCTGCCTCTGTAATATTCAAGCCTAATTCAGTTGAAAGCTCAATAGCCTCATCTAAATATTTATATCCTTTAAGACCAATTTTAATTTCCTTCATTTGATCTAAAACAGAGTTAATCCATTTTTCATGTGCAATAACAAATTGCCCTTTGGCTTGTTTCCAACCAATTAAAAACTTAAACTCTTGTTCAGTACATTTAATTGATCTGTCTCGGCAATATTCTCTACCAATTAAATCAAGCTCATATTTGTCGTTCCACTCTTTGCCATATCCTCTGTCATCATTTCCAAGATACTTATTATTATTGTCAACATATTTTGTTTTATGTGGGTTATTGTCTTTGCCCTCTTGTTCAACCAAAATATCAGGATTACAATTATCTTGTGCTTTTAATTCATCTCTAAATAAAGCATAACCATATTTATAATCATGTGACCCAGAGTAATTGCTTTCAGTATCTATTGAACCATTTAATCTAAAATCAAAATGTTTTTCAATCGGTACATCTTTTTCAATTACAAGATTATCATTATAATCTCTGCTTTCCTTTGTTCCTAAATAATGAAAATGGAAACAACTATCCTTTGCAATAGTTGAAACATTTTCAAATTTATCTTGTAGGTATCTTGCTTTTATTACATCTTCATCAGTATAGTGACGTCTAACAATTTTGTGGGCAACTTCCCAAGCCTTGTCATTTAGATCAATTTGATCTCCTTTCAAATCATCATACTTTTGTTTTTCTTGTGTATCTTCTTGTTCAAGATGTACTCGTAATCTGTTTGCACATTTATTCCGATACTCTTGATTTAGTCTTATCCTTGCCATGTTTCCTCGCTTTCTATATTTAATTTAATTATTTTCATAAATATTCTTTTAAACTATTGACTTTTTAAAGTCAAGGGATTATATAAGATTTTGTATTATTTAAAAAAACTTAATATAACATTTAAGCAAACTTGCAGTTGGCAGTACAAAAACGCAACTGCAAGTTGCAGAAAGCAAAAATGAAATAAAAAGAATTAAAAGAATTAATTTAGTTTAGAGTCATTCTAAATTAATGAGACAACTACAGGTTGTGTGAGTTTTCAAGCTTCAACCAAAGCTCAAGCTGACAAGCCTGTACTGATCTCAAATCAGTGGTTGAGGGCGCCTGGACATTTCTGGGCTATATTCTCGGTCGCGATGTTCTACAGCATGAGTAAAGGGTTGCAAACTAATACTCCGCCGATTAGCCACCACTGATTTGAGATCGGTTACTAGATTGAGTGTGGGAAGTTAACCACTATATCAAGGATGTGCGTAAAGGATCCTCGAATGTCAACTGTAAAATGTGCGTTGGCCTCCTTGAGCCACTAGTACTGATCCCTGATCCAATTGCCAGTAAAATGCTGGACCTGGCACTGCCAGAGAATTGGATCTGGGATCAGGGAGAGGGTGTACTAATTCCGGACAGCCTCCTTGGTCACGGCCCTTTTTGTTTCGTCGCTGGACTAACATTAAGGGTCAGGTCCCTATTAGTGCTGGCAAGACTGCAGAAGCGTCGGCGTGAAGAGGGACCAGGTCACAAGAATTTTGTTTTTTTTGGGTGGGCCCGCCCGGAAAGCTACAAGCAGCAAGCTGGCAAGCCTGCAAGCTTTCAAGCTTGACAGGTCCAGGGATCTGGGATATTATGAGATTTAGAAAGTGAGGATATATGAAAAAAAGAATAGTATATAAAAACAAACCAATCTACCTGCCATTCGCGGATGCGGATTATGGAGGAGATGAAATCAATGAGCTAGAGACTGTACAAAACCCATTTAGCGGCCAATCAATTGCATTGCCTAAGTTCGCCGTCGCGGTGTACGATGTCATAATGGGATCAAACATGATCGCAGAAAAATATGATCAGGTCCATGGGACCGGTACATCTCCGGCGTGGAATGATGTTCGTAAAGGCCTGAACTGGTTTAGACAACACTTCGCAAAAGAATATATGGTTCTTTTAGACTGATGGCCATAAGATCAAAACATAATAATTTATTAAATTATTTCATACACGACCGCCGGGACCTGAGCCCGGCGTACGTGGCCAGCTGCGAAAAATTCTTTTACAACCTGAAGTTGAAAAATAAAAAATTAAAAAAAAGAGTAAGAGCGCAAGCTTTCAAGCGCGCAAGCTCTCAAGCTTGACAGGGTTCAAGCTGTATGATATGAGATTTTATAGGAGAAATATATGTTAAAAAAAGAAGCAAGAAAAATAACCGGAGGACTAAGTAAGCCCTCTAAGATGCCTGGACCCGCGCACAACCTGCCAGCCTGGACATGTATAACTGGCGTTAAGCTGCAGGCGGTGAAGGGCTCAGTATGCGCTGGCTGTTACGCCATGAAGGGCAGATATAGATTTAAAAATGTTAAGGACGCGCTCACCCGGAGACAAGAAGCGCTGCAGGACCCGCGCTGGGTGGATGCAATGGTAACACTGATCACAGGTGAGCCCTGGTTCCGCTGGCACGACAGCGGAGACATCCAGAGCCCTGAGCATTTAAAAAATATCTTTGAAGTGTGCAAGCGTACACCAGGGACCCGGCACTGGATGCCAACGCGAGAAGTAAAATTTTTAAAGCTTATGGATCCGGACGTAATTCCGCCAAATTTAATTATTAGAATCTCTTCACATATGATTGATCAAGGACCGGTGAAGCACTGGCCATGGACTAGTACTGTGTCAACGAAGCCTGAAGACAGGACCTGCGCAGCTCCAGACCAGGGCAACGAATGCAGGGACTGCAGGGCGTGCTGGGACCGGGGGGTAGATAATGTCTGTTATGGAAAACACTAAAAACAAAGAAGAATTAATTGAAGAGTTGGAGGGTATATTGAAAGCCAATAAAGATAATATATACTGTGATGAATATCAAATAGCGGACATGGTCCGGGAGGCGCTCAAGCTCTACGATGTTTAGATCCCCGAAGTATTATGCAGAGTTACGGAAGTTCCGAAGGGAACAGGAACGAAGGGACCAAGCGCGCAAGCTTACAAGCTACAAGCTCCCGGGTCCAAGACCAATATCAAATGCAAACAAAGGTTTAATCCACAGGAAAAAATTTACAAGCTCTCAAGCTTCAGGCAGCAAGCCTTCAAGCCAACGCTCAAGGGTTCAAGCTTCAAGCCTAAGTCCACAAGCTCCAAGATCCGGGAGCCAGGGTACAAGCAAACCTTCCCCTTGTCCAGGGTACAAGCAACAAGGATAAAGGTATTCAAATTATGTTTCATATGAAAGCTAATTTGATGGGGGGAAAAACGAATTTTGTTACTTTTTGTTACCTTTAATTCTACTGTGAAAAAGTTGCCAGAAGGAGGGTAGCCCAATAAATCAGGAGTGCCAAATAGAGCTTTATTTTCCAGCCTTGTCCAGATAATTTTATTTGTATTTCTTTTAAGCTCATTCCAAAATTTAGTTTCAGGTTTTACCAAGGTAACCTCAACTAAAGTTTGCCTATGATTTTTCCCATTTTAGGATAAGGATCTTGTTCTCCTTTAATATTAATCCTGTGTGTGTCTCTATCCCCAATTATTCTATTTTGCAACAATTGAATTTCAGAAACATTTAATTTATCTCCATTAGGTAATTCAATCTGAACTCTTGCCCACTGTGCAACAGGGGACTTGAGAAACTTATTTAAGACTTGAGCTAATTCTTTTCCTGTCATAATTCTACCTTGTATTATATCCCATATATTATATATTGCAAGCATGAGTCAAGAAGTTGTCAAAAAGAAGGCACATCCAATAGATGACCTTACTGAAATGCAGCGAAGGTTTGTAGACTATCTGGTTTACAATCAGGGTAGAACTACCTTTACTGACGCAGCATTATCGGCTGGTTATAGCCCCAAGAGAGCTAGAATCGAAGGGTCCGAACTAATGGATAATCCCAAAGTTATTAAATACCTACGTTATAAAACTAATGAGGTAAACAGGTCTTATACTGTAACTAAAAATAACTATGTCTTAAGACAACAGAAGTTATCCAAGAAGTTAGAAGAAGCAGGTAAAGAAGAAAAGTGTTTAGGCTTTGAGAATCTTATAGGAAAAGCAACAGGACAATTCATTGAGACTCATCTACATGGTAACTTAAGTGACCTATCTAAATCAGAAAAACTAGATGAAATTAAGAGATTAAAAGCACTTCAAGAAGAACGTATTGAAGGAATCTCTTCTACTAAACTAATAGAGAAAACATCAAACAAGTAATTTAGTCATTTTAACAATACAACCAACAGGGAATATATTTCGATCAGAAAATGAAACGT